CAGAAAAAGTAAAAGCGCTCACGGCGTTGCACTATGAGGCCGGGAACCAGGCCAAATGTTACAAAGCCGTATGGCGGCACTGGATAGAGCCTGAGTTTGGTATCTGCTACCGCACCTATCTGAACATGCTGGGTCTGCCCCCGGACACGGAAAGCCGCCAAGACACGCAACCATCGTTATTTGATGAACTGTAAAAAACGCCCCTGACGGACGCAAGAGCCGCCGGGGGTGTTGTTGTATTAGTCAGCCTTAGAAATCGCGACAGAGAGCCCCGAAACAGCCCTTATGGAGCGTCTGGCCGAGAGGTCCTGCACACCGCAGACATAACGCTCCACGTTTTCGACAATTTCGGCATGGTCGTGGTTGGTTGCCGATGTTGTGAGCATGAAGCCGGAGAAATTGTCGCCGCGGAGATCCTGCATTGCGGCGTTAACGGCGTCGAGCAGGTCGAACACCGCCAGGACTTCATTGATGCGCGGATCCTTGTGCCCGTTGGTGGCGACGGCTCGGGTAACGACATGGAGGCGGACGGCGAGAGCACCCCGGCGCGCGCCCATGTTCTGCTGCTTCCATTCGACCGCCTCAAACTCAACGAACACGGCGGGGAGCGCGAAAGCCTTGCCGCCGTTGAGTGTCTGGACCTGGTTGTTCCAGAGGTCAACGAAAGCCACGCCGGGGACGGCAGCCACAGCGTCGGCGATAGCCTTAAAAATCTGTTTTCTCATTTTCGTAAAAATTCGGTAAGTGATAAATTGAACTTTTGGAGGTTGCGGTCTATGGCTTCGCGGATGATGCGCTGGGTGTCGGGGCCGTCGCCGATGAACTGACGCTGCGGCATTTTAATGACCTTGCCGGTTTTCATAAGAGCCATGCGCTTCCACGCTTCGTCTTTGGTCTGTTTGTACTTGTACCAAAAGAAGCGTTTCATTTTGGCGGTAACGGTTATTTTGCCGCCCTCATTGTGCAGGGTTGTGTAAGGCAGAGCCGATGAGAAGCGCACGCCGTCGCCCGACACCTGCCCCTGGGCGGAGCGGCGCATGGCGCTGCTGACCATGAGCAGCGAGCCACGGGGGTAATTGTGGGCGCGGGGCTTCCACTTGTCGGAGAAAAAGCCCTTACGTTCAAAGTTGCGGTCGAACTCGTCGGAGAGGTCCACGCGCATATCTTCGAGAATGTCGGCTTTTAACTGTTTGGGGTCGAGCATTAAATTGGTGTTTAATTATTGTTATATCAGAAAAATGTTGTAAATTTGCGGCAATATGGAAATACCGGCAAAAGTCAGACAGGCGGCGCAGTATCTCGTTGAGATGTACGGCGACCACATAGAGCACCTCGGGCAGTACCAGGGTGCGGAGGCTTTTTATTACCGTTTTCCTGATGATGTAACCGCTGGCTTTCCCCCGGTGTACCTGGTGAAAGGCGACAAACTCCGGGAGGTGGGCGAATTTGAAGCCCTTGAAATAATCGGGTCATTTGTCGAAAATCTCAGCGAAAGCGACATTAAATAGTTTGTTATCCACTCGCATTATACCGCGGCAGCCGTGCATGGTTGCCGCGCCGTTTTTACCGAGCCAGTTCAAATCGTGGCTTTCACGCCCGGATCCTTTGGAATTGTCATGTTGCGGCTCAATATAGCGCAGAGAGCCGTCGGCAAAACGCTGTAAAATGGTGGCATGACCGCCGCCCCCTTTCCAGCCGATAGAGAGCATATAAACGCCGGGATCCTTGCAAATCTCATTGAAAAACTCCACATACCTTTTTTGTGTCATAAGTTTGTATTTTTTACCGGCCATCCAGTCGTTGATGCTGGTATGCTTCGCCGGCGTTCCGTCGAGATTTAGCCACTGTTCCCACAGCTGGTTGCCCCGGCTCAGGTAATCCAGTTTTGTGCCTGGAGTGTTCGACTTCGCCGTTACGTTGAAGCCCATGAGGCGCAGCGCATAGGCGGGCGAACAGGTCTGGCAGTTTATACCATAGCCGCGCTCCTTGCCATAATTGGGGTTAGCGTGCTGCTTGTCGGCGTCGTCCACGCTCATAGGCTTACCCTTTGTAATGCCGAGGGCCTTTTCTATTTCCAGACAGTGCTCCGCAACGGGCTTTTTCTCCGCGTCGGTCAGAGTGTCCGGCAGTTCCGCGATAATTTCAGCGATGCGCTTGTCGCGCTGCTGTTCCTCACTCATTTGCTCAATTACCTGCTTCGCCGCTTCGGGCGCCTTGTAATACGGGTGTTTTGGCGGGAACAGTTGCAGGTCCTTGCCGGGATTGAAACGGAAAATCTGCTGTTTGGCGGCTTCGGTGCAGTTGTTGCCCCGGAGCATGGAGAGCGCCGGGTCGCTCTGGGGATATTTGCCCTTGCGGACCTGTACGGCGGTGCAGCGGCAGTTCCAGCCGTTGGGTGGCAAATAGAGCGACCAGAACGGGTCGGAGGGCGGCAGCGTGGTGCCGTGCAGAATGGCGTGATCCTCACGCACGCGGTCGTCCTGGGCGGTGCGATATTGCAGGTCGTAACGGTCGCCGTCTTTTTCAATCTGCTGCCAGCGCGAAGCCATGAGGGAGGCGCCGACGGCGTGGTTATACTCCGCATAGAGGTAATTGTGATTATATCGGTTGTTTACCGTTTCAACATCTTTGCGGAACGTTTCAAAGGGTTTAATATCGCCCTTGTCGGTCAGGAGGGACAATCCCACCTCGCGGAGCGTGTGAAACGCTTTGAAGCCGGAGAAAATAAAAGCGTTGTTTTCGAGAGCATGGCGCACAGTTTCGGGGACCTCATGGGGGACGCCGGAGGCAATCGCCGTTTTAAGCTGCTTCACTGTTTCGGCAATGAGGCGGCGCGCTTCGGGAGTTGTGAGCTGCGAGGCATCGAAGCCGCCGGCATTGTAAACCATGCCGGCAGCGTCAAAAAAGGCCGTGTCGTCAAAATTGGGCTTGTCTGTCGCGTCCGCGAGCTGGAGCAAGTCATTTTCATACAACGAGCCCAAAGCGGAGTTAAACGCGATATATGAGCGCCGGAGCCGCCCCGCCGTGTCAGCCAGCTGCAAGGCGGGGCTCAGTCGAAAAAACGGTCAGGCTGCGTCTTGCTTTCGCGGGGCTTGTCAATGGCCACGCCGTATTTGTCGGTGAAATAGTCGGCGGGAATTTCGTAATACTCCAGGAGGAGGCGTTCAATCTCGCGCTGTTCCGCCGGGGTGTAGCTGGCGGCGTTATTCCAGACAAAGCGCTTGCCCTTGACCGGGAAGCCGTGGGCGGCCATGAGCGGCAGCAGCCGGCCGTTGACTGTGTAGCCGGCCATAGTGGCGTCGGCTTCGGTGGTACGCTCAAAAATTTCAAGATGCACCTCGGACTGAGAGAGCGAGGACCCGGAGTCAATGGTCATGGTCTGGTTAAGAATGGCCTTTGACATTTCCGAGTTACAGCGGTCAATGCGGCGGTCAAACACATTGTAAGCGTCGCCGCGGCTGCTTTCCTTGATCTCAATGTTGGTGCCCTCAGGGAACAGTCCCCAGAACGCCGCGCCCATGTTTTCGAGTGCGTGTTCCACGCGGGCGCGCTCGCTTTCATCGGGGCTGTTGGTGGTGGCTATGCGCATAGGCTGGCCGAAAATCTCCCCGAACATATCCCAGAACGTGAGCATATTCTTTTTGCTGATGTAAGAGCAGGCGCATTTGAGCAGGAGGCCGAGGTTGCGGGGCTTACCCACTTCCACGCACCAGTTGGCAAAATCGCCCTCGCGGTAAGGAATGCCGCTGCGCCAGTCGTCGCCCGGGTTAATGACCACGCGGCCATATTCGGGGACCACGTGCTTGCGCGGTACCAGTTCCACACAGTCGTAACGCATGACCCCGTCGCCGCGAATGACATCGCCCAGCTGTATGAGCGAGTGCCCCCAGTATGCGGAGTCCAGCACATAGCCCAGGAAATCGGCGAACCATTCCTGTTGCAGCAGTTCCGTGGCGGCGACATCTTCCTTGCCGTTGCTATCGACGAGGCGGAAATCCTTTTGCAGCACCTTGCCCTTGCGCTGGGCGATACAGCCGGAGAGGTGGGCGTCGAGCTCACAGTCGGCGTAAATGTCATAAAGCCTCTGGCGGTTTGGGTTTTCGTAGTCGAGCGCGACCTGGTGGGCGTTTCGCCAGTCGTTAATGTCCTTTTTAGTGAGTGTGTCGGTCTGCTGGAGCAGCTGCGCGGTTATCTTGAGACCCTGTTTGCTGGAAGCCATGCGCGCCAGGGTCATGACTTCGGCGCGCGTGGGACGGTCGAACCAGTTGCGAATGCTTGTGATTATATTGGCCATTATGCGGAGATGTTAAGTTAAACGGATATTGCCGGCACTGTCGAGGCGCAGGACGCCGGGCGCGGCAAGCCGGAGGGCCGGGGCGACCACCTGCACAGTTACGGTCTTATAGAAGCGCGTGCCGCCGGTGGGTATGACATGGACGCGGGCAGTGCCGGGACGGAACGGCAGAATCCTGCCGTCGGGCTCCACTCCGGCAGCACCGCCGAAAGCCTGGTAAATGACATTCTGGAGTGCGGAGGGTGGCAGCACGCGGGCGCTGATGAAACGCGCCACGGGGTTGCCGATCGTAATCTTTGCGGGACAATCGACGCGGAGGCCGTCGGGGACGGGGGCGGCTGCCAGTTCCGCACGGTCGGCGACAGCTTCGAGGCGCTGGCGGGACTGCTCCGTGAGCTCACGCTGGGCGTTTGTTTCGGTGGCTGCGTCGGTGGCGGACTTCGCGGCAATGTCGGCGGCAGCCTTAGACTTGTCGGCGGCAGCCGTGGCGGTGTTGCAATTCCTGACGGCAGCATCCGAAGTCTCCGCAAGGGTCTGCGCCTGTTCGCGCAGTTTCTTTGTGGCGTCGACCGCCTGTTTGGCGGCAGCTTCGGCGACTTTTGCCGCGTTGGTAGCCGGTTGCTTCAGGATCTCAATCTGTGCGGCTGTAAAGTCTTCCCATGTGAACGCGTCGCCCTTGTCGCCTTTGAGGGCGGCAAGCTGCTCCGGCGTAAAGTCGTCGTAAGTGAACGGAAGCCCGCGGGTGTATGCAGCCAGCATGTCGGACTCAATCACGCCGTTTGTGTCGCTGGGGAGGTGCCAGAGCTGCACGGCCATCTCTTCGGGGAAATAGACATTTTGCACCCCATCGGGCATGAAGCCGTTGACCAGCCGCAGGTGCAAATCATGTTTAAGAGTACCCTCGCAAAGATTATGATCCTTGAAAATGACCAGTATGGCGTCGCCGTCGGGTATGCAATTAGTGTACTTGCCGCCGATGCGTGAGGCCACAAACTCGCGATGAGGCTTGACCCAATAGCGAAGCTCAAAGTCCACGCCGTCGGGGAGCTTTACGAGGGAGCCGGTACCGTCGCGGAAGCGTTCGCGGAGAATAAAATCGTCGCGGTAGTGAATATGTCTAATTTTGGACTGTGTCATGTCAGGCGGATATTACCTTTGCCGTCGAGGCGGAGGGCACCGGCAGCCGCGAGGCGCAGGCGCGGGGGCACCACTTCGATGCAAAGCGATTTATAAACCGATGTGTCAGCCGTGGCGACGGCGTGGACCGTGGAACGACCGAGAGCGACTGGGCGGACCATGCCGTCAGGCGTAACTTCGACCGCCTTGTGGTCGCTGATGAACAGGACAGAGCCGAGCCCGAAGCGGGGAAAGAGCGCCGCCTTGATTTTCTGGGGCACGGGGTTGGTGAGGGTAACGACCGCGGGGGCGGCGTTAATATCGACGCGCTCCGGAGCGTTGAGGTTTTGGGACGTGAGCTTAGCCACGAGCGCCTCAACGAGAGCGCGGGTCTGCTCCGACCGCTGAATTTCGGCGGCTGCTTTCGCGGCTGCGTCGTCGGCACCGGCGAGGCGGCTGTCAATGTCTGCCTGTATCTCCGGCACGTTGGTAGATAAGAACAGGCGCACAGCCTTGTTAATATCGCCGCAAGCGTCGATAAGGTCGCAAAAGAGCTGCCCCACCTGCTGGGCCGATATGGACTTAGCCTGGACAGCATCGCGGATAACTTCGGCGCGCGCCAGGAGGTCGGCAGTGTCAAGCAGCTGCAAATTGTTTTCTGTGAGTTGGGCCATATTTGTGAGGGTTTAAGATTATGAAAAAACTTCGCTGAACGGGTCGGAGAAAATGCGTGTGAGCTGCTGTTTGCTTTCCACCTTGACCGGCTCTTTGCGGTCGAGCAGGTCAAGCACTTCGTCTAACTTATCAAGCACAAGGGCATCGTCGGCACGGTCGATCCAGGGGCGCGGGAGGGACGGGCGTTTTGTGCCGGTCTGATAGAGCAGCTCCTTATATTCGCCGGGGTCTATGTCAGTGGCCGGGCAGATATGCCGGAGGGCGTAGGCCGAGCGGACGGCAGGGCTGACGACATCTTCCAGCTCATAGTTGAGCGTCTGGCCGTCGGCGAGCGTAGCGGTAACCGGCAGACCGTTGCGCTGCGCCAGGGCGAACACGCCGGCGGCGGAGCCCAGGGCAATGACAGCAATATCGAGGAGTGTCTGGCGGTCGTTAACTGTTATCTGCATAGCTTATGAAATTTGCACCACGCCGTCGGGCGACAGTGTGAGGTTAGAGACATCGAGGCCGCAGGCGCGGAGCATCTTTTTAGCGTTGCCGGGCCAGAACGGGTCAGGCTCCCCGGCGAGCATAAGGGGAGCTTCGGCACCGAGGAGCGGGTGTTCCTTGAACTCGCCGCGACAGGAGCGTAACACCAGTTCGGCAATGAAGCCGGAGGCGTCGGCAACGACAGCGGCGGAACGCTCCACAAGGAGGTCGCCGGTGTTAATATCAATCTGCAAACCGTTCATTGCTTAATTTTGGTGTTTTCGTAATCGCCGCGTTTTGTTGGTGTCAGCTGGGAGCCATACCATGAAGCGGCGGCAGTTTTGAGAGCCGCGCCGCCGTCCTGAGGTGCCGGGGTCCAGCCGGACATTGCGGTTTTTAACTTGTTAATGTCGTTTTCAATCAGGTTAAGGCGTTTAGTCAGGTCCTCAACTTTTATAAGGCCGCCGAGGTCGCCGCCGTTAAAAATGATGTTTTCGCGGTTAATATCGGCGGACATCTTTTCGGTTTTGATGCGGAGGCCGTCGGCGTCCATGACGGCGGAGGTGTCGCCGATCACAATTTCGGCAGACTCAATTTTTTCAGTGAGCAGCACCACGCCGGCGGCGCCGTCTGCGACAAACCCGACGACCACAAACGACCCTTTTTCCGGGAACAGGCAAAAGCCATAGTCAGCCTCCTGGTTAGCCTGGAGATTGACACCGAGCAGGGGCGCGCCCTCATTTATGGGGGTGCAGTCAATGGTGCGGGCGGTTTTATCCACTTCGTCCACGGTGCACACCAGGGCGACCGTTTCGCCGTCTGGCTGTGCGAGCTGCCGGATAATGTTTCGTAAGTCTGACATAAGTCTTATAAGTCTAATAAGTCCAATAATCAGGCGACGCGGAGGCCGAGGGTTATTTCCTGACGGAAGCCGCCGTCGCCGTATTTGATCACTACTTTTTTAACCTGGTACACGCCCATTTTTGTGCCGTCGATAATTAAGCCGATAGCGTCGAGAGGGTCCACGAGCTTATAACCGAAAGTTGTAAAAGAGCCGGTGAGACCGTCGCGTTTCAGGCGTTTTATTTCCTGCTGGGCCCAGGCTTTCAACTCGCTTTCGGTTTTGTTGTAGGTGTGCAGGGTGCGGTGTTCGCCGTCGCTGTCGCCGACCTCAACCTTGATTTTTTTATTATTAGGCATGAGGCTGACAGCCTTAACGCGCAGACGCATGTTTTCTGCCTTTTGCTGCTGGAGGCTCTGGTCTGAAATGATGTTAAGCCCGGTTTTGAACACTTGCGCCGGGGTGCTGTCCCGTTCAAAGAGCACTCCGCAGTAAAGCACCGGCTCGCCGTCCTCATAGCGGAAAAATGAGCGGACGCCCTGTTCCGACAGTTTGCCGAGCAGAGAGGCCACGGTGTCAGCGGTAACGCGGTAAGCTCCGAGCGACTGTTCCCCCATTATGTTGAGGCGGTGGGTAATCCCCTGGTCCTTGAGCAATGTTTCGAGGGTAACAGAACGGTAAGCCTTTTTGACCGCCGGCATCTGTTTGAGCTTGAACATGTCGTCCTCGCAGGTAATGACCACGGGCGTTTTGAAGCCGACATCGCGCACCCAGCCGACAAAAGCCAGCTGGAGGTTGTCGTCGTAGCCCAGGGATATGCGCACACTGTCGCCGCGACGCACCGGAATTTCCGCCGCGCCGTCCCACTTCATTTTTTTAGGCAGGGTTATTTTGGCTTCGGCGGTGAGCTTTTCGGTGTCGCGTGTAATCTCCACGGCAGTAACAAAGTCGAGCGACCAGGAGCGGTCGCCCTTAATCTCAACTTTTGCGCACAGTCTGAACATTGCTTAAACAGTGTTTAACGGGTGTTTAATGGTCTTCAATCTCGGCAATGGCAGCGAGAGCAAAAGCAGCCAAAGCGAAGCGGGCGCTCTTGTCAGAGTCGTTTTTCTCCAGGAAATCGGTAATATCCAATTCCGGGTAATTGGGGAGTGCTTTGCTGACTTTTTCAGCTTCGGAGTCTGACGCACCCGAAAGGATTAAAACCTTTTGCAGCTGACGGTCGGAGAGGTTACAAATAATTTTCATTTTCAATAAATTTTAATAGTCGTATCTGTTGGGTGGCATAGAGCCGGAGCGCACGGGGTTGCGGGTATCGGTGTTACCGTCCGGGGAAATGTAAAGCGGGAGATCCGGGGAGGCTTTGGAGCTCTGGACATCGCGGAGCCATTTAACAGCGTCGTTATACAGGCACTCCCGGCGCTCATGACCCATGTTCTGGGGCAGACGGTGGACCATAAGCCACAGGGAGATATTAACGGCAACCTGCACCAGCATGGCATTGCGGCACGAGCCTGAGGCGGCGAAAGCGCGGTCAATGTCGTAACGGCTGCGGAGGTAGGAGGAAATCTGCTCCAGTGCGGCGGCTTCGGCGACTTCGCGCGTTTCGGGGCTTTGGGTTATCTGTTCAAACTCATAGTCGTCGCAGACAGAGCGGTAATCTTCAACGGTCAGGAACATGTGCGCGAGGGTTTGGGGGTGGCTTCATAAATGGCAATCTGGCGAGCCTTTTCGGCGGTCAGACCGGGGAAACGCTTTTGCCGGATCAGTTGCTTCACGCCCTGCATGGAAACGCAGACGGGGCGCCCCTGATACACGAGCACCAGGAACTTTTTGCGGTAGAGGTCAGCGGAGCGGCGGGCTTCGCTGATCGCACGTTTTTTGCGCCAGTCGAACAGGAGGGCGCGGAGATAGTCGAGAATTACCATAATATATTTTTAGCTGTTTTCCTCATGCCGAAAGAGGGGGTGAAAGATTGGACGCGGGTATCACGCTGTAAAATCCAGATAGCGCCCTCGTCGGCATCGGGGGCGTCGTCGTGGCCGCGCATACCTTTTTCAAAAGCAAGAGTCTGGTCAATGCCGGCGAGCATGTCGGGGTCGTCGCGCTGGGAGTCGTCGTAGGTAACAAAGCCGCGTTCCCACAGGGGGCTGACCGCTTCGACACGCTGGAACTTGTCGGGCTTTTTGCGCTTATCGCCGGTAATGGGGAGCTGGTAGCCGCGCAGTTCCCCCTCGCGGCGGAACTCATCAAGTATAGTGTCCTGCATGAAATTGGCCTCCATGTACCAGCGCACGGCAATGCCCTGGGCGCGCGCCCACTCGTAGAGGTCATAACACCAGCGGACCATTTCGGCCACGGAACACTGCCGGACAAAAGCGCGGAGGTGCCAGAGCTGAGAACCGACCTTGCCCCAGAGCTTAGCAGCCTTAAAGTCGTTTTTGGTGGAGCCCTTGAAGCTGGGGTCGATATACAGGACAATTTCGGAGAATTTGGACCAAGCCGGGCGTTTACCCCAGCGGATCCACTCATTTTTGAACACTGCACCCTCGATGATGGGGTTGTTCATGTATTCCTTTTGAAAAGCGCGATAACCGGCGACGGCTGCAAGGTCCTGCACTTCGGCAGGGGTCCATTTGGCAGCCCATGAGATTTTGCCGGCGCGGTCGTAGATGTTTACGCGGGTAACGTGGACAGTCTTAATCTCGCACCACTTCGCCAGGACGGAATTTTTTGCAATGAGGTTGCCAACCATGAAAAAGCGACCGCGGCCGCCGTCGAGAGTGCCGAACAGAGCGGAGCGCACCCAGTCGAACAGTTTAGAGACACGGGCGGGACTTTCCACCAGCTCGTCATCGTCGAGGTCGTCGATAACGACATAATCGGGGCGGTGTGAGCGGTAGCGCAGACCGCGTGGGGACTGACCGCGACCACGGGCAAAAAACGCCACTTCGGAACGGGTTACAAACTCGCCCTCTTCCCAGGATCCGGCGTTGTACTGTTCGCCGAAATCGGCAATATAACGCTGGTTGTACTGTAATTCGGCCTGAATGTCGCCGAGCAGGGTTTTTGCGTTGTCCTCAGACTTGCCGACCAGCACCATGACATTTATTTCGCGCCCCTTGACTTTGGCAGTGCCGAAAATCTCAGCACCGAGAATGTCCCACGCCATAAGCCACATGGGGATAAATACGTCCATGTTGGTGGATTTTGCCGCGCCACGGTGCCAGACAAAACCGGCCTTGAGGTTGCGGTTTTTCCTTATTTTGTTGGCGGCATCGATATGGAACGGCGCGCAGGGCGTCGACTGCCCCGTTTCGGGGTTTTCGGTCCAGTGGGGGAAATAGTGATCTACGAAATCGGCATAATTCAGCAGCAGCCGGCGCAGACGCGCAAGGCGCTGCTCGGCTGTTTCGTTTATGTTTACGGCAGTGGCGGCCTGGACCGTCTCGCAGTGCTGTTTCCACTTTTCGCGTGCTTTTAATATCTCCGCTTTCGTAGCCATGCGTTAAAAACTTTCTTTGAGTTTTTCGGAAATGAAAAGGTCGTGATAATGATTTATTGTTTTGAGCAGTTCCGGGGTAACATTGGGGTCGAAGCTCATGCGGTATTGCAGCCATTTGCTGAAAGCCATAAAAACCTCAATGACATCAACGACTGATGTTTTTTTGTCGAGGCGTTCAACGGTGGCGGCGAACTTGACCAGCTTGTCGGCACTTGCCGCTGTTTTCTCCGGGGAGGGGTCTGCGGCCAAATCCTCAAGCAGCACGTTAATGCTGTTAAGTATCTTGTTGACCAGTTCCGGGCGTGTGATGTTAGCGGCGGCGCGGGCCTGTTCCCAGCCGCCGTCTGCGACCCATTTAGTAACAGTCTGTGCGGACACGCCGACCTTTTCGGCAATGGACTTCTGCGGCTCCCCCTGCATGTAGAGCAGACGGGCGTGTTCGCGCTGCTGCTCACGGTCTTTTTTAGTAGCCATTCATAATAAAATTACCTGAATTAGATGCAGCGCGCCCACTGCGGGCACGCTTTCACGGTGCAAAGTTGGGGGAAAATCACACTATAATAAAAAAGAGTGTAAAAGTTTTACACTCTTTTTGTTAGGGTTGCGAACTATCCTCAACTTTGCAGCGCAGAACGACATAAAAGCTATATCGCGGCGTAGAGCAGAGGCCAGCTCGCCGGGCTCATTCCCCGGAGGTCGCAGGTTCAAATCCTGCCGCCGCAACAACAATCAAAGCAAGGTAAAAAAGATTGAATAAGTGAAGCCCGGGCGCGGCGGACACCCCCCCACCCACCATCGCGCCGCCGCGCCCCCGGCTTTTTTGAAATTGACAATGAAAGAGGTAATCATAAGCACCGAAGCCGTGAACAGTTACGGCAGCCGCGTATTGACCGACGGCATAGACCTGAGCCAGTACGAGCGCAACCCCGTGCTGCTATGGATGCACCGTAGGAGCTGGGAGCCGGGAGCCATGCCGATAGGCAAGGTCGAAAATCTGCGCGTAGAGGACGGCAAGCTGATAGGCACGCCGGTATTTGACCAGAACGACGACTTTGCCAAGCGGATAGAGAGCAAGTGGGAAAACGGTTATTTGCGCATGGCGAGCGCCGGGCTGGAGCCGACAGAGACCACGCCCGACCCCGCGCTGGTGTTGCCCGGACAGACGCGCGAGACAGTAACGCGGTCAAAGCTGATCGAGGTCAGCATAGTGGATATAGGCGGCAACGATGAAGCCCTGCAACTGTACGGGCAGGAGGGCAAACTGCTGAAACTTGCCGCCGGAGAGGACAGCCCCGGACTGCCGCTGCTCCATGAGAGAAAAGAAGCCGACCCCGAATCGGTCAACACCGAGGAGGGCGAGGAAAACAATAACCCCAAAATCAATTTAACAAAAATGACAAAAGAACAGTTAGCACTCCTCGGGCTTCCCGAAACGGCAACCGAGGAACAGGCGACCGCCGCGCTTAACCTGATGAAAGGGCGCGCCGACAACGCCGAGCAAATCCAGCTGGCAGCCGTAACGCAGGCGGTGGACCAGGCAGTGGCAGAGCGCCGGATCCTGGCGGAGCAGCGCGACCACTTTATCAAGCTGGGCAAGAGTGCCGGCGTGCAGATGCTCCGCGACACGCTCAGCACCATGCACCCCCAGCAGAAGCCCGGCGAGGTTATCAACCTGGGCAAGCAGTCAGCACCCGGCGCCGGCGAAGCGCCCAAGACCTACACCAAGCTCAACGAGGTTCCCGAGGCCGAGCGCCTGGAACTCCGCAAGAATAACCGCGCCGAATATATGCGCCTGTTCAAAGAGGAGTACGGCATAGACTGCCCCAAACTTGAAGATTAAACACCAAACCAACCACAACAATGAAAAGTAAATTTTTCGCTAAGATTTTCGGCCTTGTGTGCATGATGCTCACGGCCGTAACATTCAACGCCGCAGCTGGAGCGACGCTTGCCGTGGCGGTAGGCTGCGCCCCCGGTGCCGGGGCGGTAGCCGGCAATGTGCTGGCGCTTGTAGGGGGCCGTCTCGCCCCTGCCGGAGTGCTTCGCGCCGGAGTGTTCACAGAAATATGGACCGGCGAGATGATCAAGGCTTTCCGCACCACGCCGGAGGCGCTGGGGTGGATGCAGCGTATCCGCAGTTATAACCAGTATGTGAACCAGGACGTAATCCATTTTGTGGCAATCGGCGGCGATCCCAATGTGCTTGTGAACAACATCACCTATCCGCTTGCCATTACCGCTCTGACCGACGCCGACAAGCCTATCAGTCTGGACAAATTCAGCACCGAGGCCACGCCCGTAACCAAGGACGAGGTCCACGCCAGCAGCTATGACAAAATGGCAAGCGTTCTGGAGCGCCACCGTGATGCACTGCGCGAGAAAATCGCCCAGCGCGGCATCCATGCAATCGCACCCGACGAAAACGCAACGGACATCCCCGTTATCAAGACCACCGGCGCGAGCGACGGCACACGCAAGAAAATGACCTTTGCCGACCTGCTGAACCTTAAAAGGCAGTTTGACAAAATGGGTATACCCGGCAAGGACCGCGTGCTGGTGCTTTGCTCCGACCATGTGAACGACCTGCTCGAGACAGAACAGAAATTCAAGGAGCACTACAACATCAACCAGACCGACGGCAAGATCTGCCGCATGTACGGCTTTGACATCTACGAATACGACGGCACGCCCTACTACAACATGAGCACCGGCAAAAAGCTGGCATGGGGCGCAGTCCCGGCAGCCACCGACGCACGCGCATCTGTGGCGTTCTATGCCGGCCGTATGATGAAAGCCTACGGCAGCACCGAATTTTACCACAGCGAAGCCAGCAAAGACCCGCTCTACCACCGCAGCCTGGTGAACTTCGACCAGTACGGCATCTGTCTGCCGCTGTCCTCAACCAAGTGCCGCGCTGCAATCGTAAGTACCAAAGTATCCGCGTAACAATATAGCCGAATGACAACACTAAGGAAAGGCAGCAGAGGCGCGGAGGTCAAGACCCTGCAAAGGAAACTTAACCTCATGGCCGACGGCATTTTCGGACCTTTGACCGAGGAAGCGGTCAAGGAGCTGCAAAAGGCCAAGGGGCTGACGCCTGACGGCGTTGTCGGTGCCCGGACATGGGCCGCGCTGGGTGTAGCTGCCGGCGGCCGTAAGGTCGATGAAATCATTCTGCACTGCACCGCCACGCCGGAGGGCGAGGAATTTTCCAACGCCCAGATCAAGGCGGCGCACCTTGCGCGCGGTTTTTCCGACATAGGCTATCACTTCATCATAGGGCTTAACGGCGAGGTGCGCCGGGGACGCCCTACGGCGATAGCCGGGGCGCACTGCACAGGGCACAACACGCGGTCAATCGGCATCAGCTATGTGGGCGGCTGCCCGCCGCGCACAACGCCGGGCTGGAAAAAAAAGAGCAAGGACACGCGCACCCCGGCGCAGGAGGCGGCGCTTGTGAAGCTGGTAAAAGAGCAGCTCAAGCAATATCCCGGCGCGACGGTGCACGGGCACAATGAATTTGCCAACAAAGCGTGCCCGAGCTTCAACGTAAAAACATGGCTCGCGAAAGTGGGCATTAAACAGTAACGCATGAATGAGCGGCGAAATAATCACAATCATAGTATCGGCGCTTGTGGCGGCGATAGCTACCCCGGTAGGGGCATGGGTAGGGAGCCGGCTAATGCGCGCCAAGTATCAGGCCGAGGTGGACCAGCTGCGGGCAGAGATGAAAGACAAGCTCGCCGAGGTCAAGAGCCACGAGCTGGAGAACGTGCGCAAGGCGTCGGACATACTCATGGAGAGTATTGTTCCGCCGCTCAAAGCCGAAATAATAAACTTACGCAATGATGTTCAGAGGCTCAACAAGGCTTTGGAGCGCATTTGGGGCTGTCCTCATGTTGACCGCTGCCCTGTCAAATACGAGCTGCTGCTCCAGCCGAAAGGCGGTGGAGCAGAGCCGGACGGAAGCGACGGAGGCACTGACAGCGACCGGGCACACCGAAAGCCGGAACGAGGAAAAGCGCGAGACGACCCGGACGGAGAAGACGGAGGGTGTAACGGAAACGGAGATTGAAATCTACGACACCGCGCAGCCCAAAGACCCGGAAACGGGACTGCCGCCGGTAAAAGCGCGCGTAAAGCAACGGCACGACCAGAACGGCACCAGCCGGACGGTCGAGCAGACGGCAGCCGCCGCGACCGCCGAGAGCGACACCGCCCTGGAATATGAGGGCGGGGAGCTGGACGAGGTAACGGTAACGGCCACCAAGGCACCGAGCCTGTGGGAGCGCATGAAACAGGGCGCGGCATGGGCGACGGCAATAATGATCCTGGCAGCAGCCGGGTGGATAATTTACAAATTCAAAAAACGCTAACGACATGAGCAACAAAAATAAAGAAGCAGCTGCCGCCCATGAGGGTGCAGAACAGCAGACCGGTCAGCAGCCCGAAACCGCCGAGTCCAAGGCAACGAAAGCCAAGAGCGAATCAAAGCCTAAGGCGAAAACCAAGAGCGAGACGGAGAGCGATGCAAGCGCCCTCAGAGCCGTGGGGGTAGAAGCGTGCAAGCGCCACCAGCTCACACAGGCATGGGTAACGAGCGACGGTCAGGTATTCCCCCAGGAGGGGGACGCCAGGGAGCACGCCCGGAACCTGGGCGATAAAACAACCCTAAAAGTAACCGCGAAATGAGCACCAGTCTGAACATAGACCGCCAGAACGGCAACGTACCCAAGTCGCTGCCGGGCGAGGACCACATCACGGGTCTTGTTATATACATGGCCGCCGGGGACATACCGGCGGGCTTCAAGACCGAGAGGGTGCAGGCGCTTTCGACCATAGACGCCGCCGAGGCCGCCGGGATCGTGGACTATACCACGGCAGCGGACGGCACGCAGACGGCAGCCCCGTGGGCCGTGCGGGTGCTTCACTACCACCTGAGCGAAATCTACCGCATCAACCCCGCCGTCAGCCTGTATGTCGGCATCTTCGAGAAGCCGCAGGGGGATAACATGACCTTTGCGGAAATCAAGACCGTGCAGAACTTCGCCGACGGGCGCATCCGCCAGATCGGCGTGTGGTGCGGCGACCGCGTGCCGAGCGGGGACGACCTGACGGCAATCCAGGGACAGGCCGCGACGCTGGAGGCTCAGGGCGCGGAGCTTTCGGTGGTGTATGCTCCGAAAGTTGCCAACGTGAAACAGATAAGCACCAGTCTGGCAGGCGGCGGCAAATGCCGTGTCAGCGTGGTAATCGGCCAGGCAGGCAGCGGCACAGGCGCCGAGCTGTACAAGGACAAAGCCAATGCCGCCAAAGCGAGTGTCAGCGGTCTGGGCGTGGTGCTGGGCCTCATAAGCAAAGCCAAGGTGCACCAGTGCATCGCATGGGTTAAAGAATTTCCCACCGGCATAAGCCTGCCGGCATTCGGCGACGGCACCCTGTTGCGCGACATGGACAAGGCCCTGGTCGAGCAGCTGGACACGGCGCGTTACCTGTTCTTTGTTACCCAGCAGGGGCAGAGCGGCAGCTATATGAACGACAGCCACACTATGGACTCCGCCATAAGCGACTACGCCGGCATAGAGAGCGTGCGCACAATGGACAAAGGGGCGCGCGGGGTCAGGGCGTATCTGATACCGGAACTCGGCGGCAACGTGTATGTGGACGCCGACACCGGCAAACTCGCCAGCTACACCGTGGCGCATCTGGAAACAGTTGCCGGGCACGCGCTGGAGGATATGGAAAAAGCCGGGGAACTGAGCGGCTACAAAGCCGAAATCGACCCCGACCAGGACGTAGCCGCCAGCAGCACGGTTGACATCGTGCTCAAGAAAGTGGCCGTGCCGGTAATGCGCCACGTGAGAATTAAAATCGGTTTTGCAAAGACCGTATAACCCTAACCCCAAACACCCAAAGCAATGGCAAGTGTAATAAACAACGGCATCCCAATGGTCAACGGTATGCTGGTATCATGGGCCGACATCGTGGTGCTTGTCGGCGGTGTGCCTGTAACGGGCATTACCGGCGTGGAGTACAGCGAAAGTCAGGAGATAGTGAACAAGTGGGGCGCCGGGCGTCACCCAGTGGGCCGCGCCAAAGGCAGGATCACGCCGAGCTGCAAACTGATACTGTATCAGGAAGAGGTGCAGGCACTGTCGGCGCAGAGCCCGACGGGTAGGCTCCAAGACCTGCCCCCGGTGGATATCATAGTGCAGTATATCCCGGACAGCGGGCAGCTGGTAACTGACAAGATCCGCAATATCAATTTTTCGGAAAACGCCCGCAAATGGAAAGAGGGGGACACCGGCCAGGAGGTGGAACTTCCCGGCGTGCCCTCACACATCGAATGGGGCAAAGCCGCGTAAGTCGCCGCAAGCGGCTAAACAGCAACAAAAACAAGTGTGCCGCCGGGAGAAAACCGGGGGCACACAATCACTCCGATTAAAAACCGATTAAACAGCATTAAAACAGTATGGAAAAACAGGAAAACAAGGCGCCCGAGGCGCAGACATTCGACGGGGGCATCACCCCGGAACAGGTGGCAGCGTTCAAGGCGAAGCACCGCAAGGCGTTCAGGATAGACATCGTGGACGGCGAGGACACGCACGTGGGCTATTTCAAGCGCCCGGACTTCGAGACAATCAAGGCCGTGACCAAGGTGTCAAAGGTCGATGAGGTGGAAGCCGGCAGGATCATGTTTGAAAAATGCTGGCTGGGGGGCAGCGAGGAACTGCGCACGGACGCGATTTTGTTCATGGCGGTGCAGAAGCAGCTCGGCCAGGTGCTCAACAGCTGCATGGGGTCGCTAAAAAACTTGTAGAGGCGCACACCCTGGCGGAGAACGACCACGAGGACACATTCGCCAAGGGGTGCGCCCTTATCCGGGCGAACCTGCATATAAATGCCGATGAAATCGAAAGTGAGGAAGATTGGGCGGCGCTGTACGGTCAGGCCTTATGGCTGGAGCGCTGGCGCAACCGGAACCGGGCGGAGCTTATAGCGTCATTGTTCGGGGAGAAGCATTAAAGCCAGGGGAGCGACCCGTTTTTGCCGGCTTTGAAAACAGCCCGGTAAAGCGCATAAATAGCCCACCCCACATAAGCGAGGAGCGCGCCGTAGCAAATAACTTTCAACAGGAAGCTGAACATATTAAAACCGGTTACTTGTGTAACTCGCTACAAATATAACAAATAAAAACGACATGGCAAGCGTATTCGACTACATTTTCAACATAGGCGGCAATTTCACAGCCCAGATAAGCGGCATGAGTGCCGCAGCGGGCAACTTTTCCGCCCAGGCTGAGGTCGCGCAGAGCCGGACCATGAGTCTGACGAGTGCGCTTGCCACGTTCTCATATCTCAAAGATGTTTTCCAGAATGTCGCCGACGGGGTTAGTCAGCTTAGCAGCGCCGGCATAAAGCTGGACAGCCAGATGCACGACCTCAGTGCGGTGGCGGGCGTAACGGGCGACGGGCTGAAACAGATTGAGACATTTGCACGGCAGAGCGCCAAAGCGTTCGGCACCGACGCCAGCGTGGCCGTTGAGGGTTACAAGCTGCTGCTTTCACAGCTCACGCCGGAACTTGGCAAATATCCGGACGCGCTCAGGGAGATGGGCGACTGCATACAGACGACCAGCAAACTGATGGGCGGGGACGGTGTGGCCGCCGCGCAGGTGCTTACCACGGCGATGAACCAATACGGGGTAAGCATGGAGGACCCGACGGCAGCAGCCGGGGAAATGGCGCGCATGATGAACGTAATGGCGGCAGCCGGACAGGCAGGATCGGCGGAACTCCCGGCAATCAGCGCGGCATTGCAGCAGTGCGGCATGGCCGCCAAGGCTGCAAATGTCAGCTTCGAGGAAACCAACGCCGCAATCCAGGTACTTGACAAAGCAGGCAAAAAGGCCAGCGAGGGCGGCGTCGCACTCCGCAACGTTCTGGGACAGCTCAGCAAAGGCCGTTTCGTTGAGAAGCAGGCGCGCGAGGAACTGGAAAAGGCCGGCATTGATGTTGTAGCCTTGGGCGACAACTCTAAGAGCCTTAAAGAGCGCCTCGAAATGCTGAAACCGATGCTTAACGACTCCGCGCTGCTGTCTAAATTCTTTGGTGTTGAAAACGCCAACGCCGCCCGTGCGCTTATCCAGGGCACCGACGCATTGCAAGGCTTTACGGACGCCGTTACAGGCACCAACAGCGCCACAGAGCAGGCCGCTATAATCATGGACAGCTACGCCGAACGGCAGGCCAGAGTGAACCAGCAGTTTGAGGACCTTAAAATTTCCATATTCCAGGCGACCGGCGATTTTTCACTCTGGTGCGGTGTTCTGACTTCGGCACTTGTGCCGGTTGCACAGCTCGCGCCACTGCTTACGGCAGTTTGGAAAGGGCTGCTCTTAATAGTACGGCTCAACTGGGCCGGCTGGATAAGGTCTGCCGCTGTAAGCGTCGCGCTGATGAACGGCACCCTATCCACAAGCAACATGATATCGCTGGGCTTTATCGGCAATATCGGTCGCGCGACTATCGGTCTGGTAAGGTTTGCCACCGTCGGCATTTTTAACGCTCTGAAAGGTCTGGGGGCGCTGGTACTGTCATTTGTAACAGGGGGCACCGCTTCCGCCACGTTCTCCGGCATTGCTTCAACCTCATTCGGCGTGTTCGCCACCACCGCGACCGCCGCATGCCGGGCCGTCGGTGTTGCGATTATGAATATCCCGATAATTGGCTGGGTGGCTGCCGCCATTGCCGCCCTTATAGCCATAGGCGCATATTTCTGGAACACTTCGGCAAAATTCCGTGCCGTTCTCAAAGGCACATGGGCGGCGTTCAAGGCTTGTTTTACGGGCATAGGCGACATGGCAAAGCAGGTGTTCGGAGCATTGGGCGACCTGATTAAAGCGGCGTTCAGTCTGGACGCCGGCGGCATATCGGCAGCCCTGCAAAAACTGAAAGCCGGATTCAGCGACTACGGCAAGCAAATCGGGCAGGCGTTTAATGAAGCCTACGAGGCCGAAATGAGCGAAGCCGCGAAAAAGGAAGCAGCCGACAAAGCCAAGTCAAAAGGCAAAAAGCCGGCCGCCAACACAACAGCCGCCGCAGTGCCGGAGGTTACAGTCCCGACGGTGGATCCTACCGGCGGCAGCCTTTCCGGCGCGTCCGGAACAGGTGCCGGCAGCGGAAGCGACAGCGGCGGCAAAATCAAAAATATCACAATCAACATTGAAAAATTGGTTGAGCGTTTCGAGATACACAGCGCGACCGTCGGCGAAAGTGCCGAGCAGGTCAAGGCGGTAATACTTGAAACCCTGACCGGGGCGCTCAACGATACCCAACTGGCAACCTCATGAGCATAATTCCACAACCGAGCTTAGGCGGCATAAAAATGCCGTTCAGCATAGACCTGGCAGCGATAAGCTGGGCGAACTATATGTCGAAACGGCTTGTGCGCTTCGGCGAGGGACGCCAGGGCGAGGCGCCGAGCTGGGAGGGTCGCGGCGAAGCAATCAAGGCGCAGGACCGTGGCGTGCCGATAACGGACCGCGCGTGGTGGGAGGGGCGTTATGTGCTTTGCCCGGTGAGTCTGCGGGCGCAGACCGAGAGCGGGACGCTGGAGGTGGAGCTGGCGGACGCGGTGGCGGCGGTGAGCCGAGAGAACCGGATAGTGAGCACGGCGCTTGTGGGTCGGGACGGGACTGTCAAGGAATACATCAACGCCGGGGACTGGGCGGTGAACCTGGTTGTAGGCGTGCAGGCGGTGCGGGACGGAGTGATAACAGACGACTACCCGAGCGACGAACTGCGGACACTGCGGCAGCTGCTTGACACGAAAACGGCGATCGAGGTACACAGTGAGTTCCTGGCAATATTCGACATTACGAAAATCGTGATAAAGAGTTACGCGGCCACACAAATGACCGAAGCGAACTATCAGGCTTTGAGCATAAGCGCGGTGAGTGATGAAGATTATGAGATATACAGCAACGAGTATTAAACAGAAATAAACAACCCTTAAACAGTCATTAAAATGGCATTTAACGAACAAGAAGAAGCAAAGGTGCGCGAGTTGCTTGCGGCCCTTGAGAACGGCAAACGCATAAACGATCTGGAGCCTGCCGAGGGCGAGCTGTCGGCTATGCGCATAGAGGTAATGGACGCGAGCGGCGAGACGCGGAGCATGGAGCTTGAGCGCGCCGTGGCGGAAGCCGGCAACCCGATAGCGGGTCGCTGGTGGGCAAACGACCAGGCGACGCCGACGGCGGGGGGCTGGTTTGGGTCGCTTGACTTTTTGAAGCGGCTGCCGGAAACGCTGGGGCTGGGCCGCTATCTGGTAACGGACGACCGGGAGCTGCACAAGCTGGACCCCAAGGACAGCACGCGGTTTGCGGACGGGAGCCCGGCGGCGCTTGACGGCAGCATGGGACAGTGCATGTGGTGCTGGAGCCGGGCGTGGTATTTCACCGAGATAGTAACGGCGGCGCGCACATACTGGGCCATAACGCTGAAACCGCTGGAGGGGTACAAGAGCGTGAAGATACCCGTCGGCGGCACAAGTTGGCTGGGCGCGGCGGTAATGGACCGCACGGAACAGAAGCTGTGCTCGGTAATCAGCCAGGACGAACGCTACCGTGGCGGCAACGGCGCGGCGCTGAATGTGGCGAACAAAGCCAAGCATCCGGGTGCGGACGCTCCCCAGGTTACGATGCTGGGCATGGCGGCCACGAACCTGAGCACAACGGCATTCGGCACCAACGCGCGGAAGCGGGGCGAGGGCTGGGAGGCCAACTGGTTTGTGGCACAGGCAGCGGTGCAAATCCTGTTTGCCGTAATCATGGGCACGCGCAACAGCCAGGCGCCCTATAACGCCGAGAAAGACGCCGACGGGCTGTATCAGGGTGGCTTCGGCACAGGTGTAACCGACATGCCGGACTGGGACGGCTATAACGCTTATTATCCTGTGATCCCTACGAGCGTAGGCCTGGAAATGGGGGACGGCACGGGGCTGGTGGAATATGCGCTGCCGGCAAGCGAGGCGGCCGAGGACCAGGCGGCACCGTACAAGACATTCCAGGTGCCTGTATTCTTTGGTCTGGTACATGCGGGCTACGGGCACCTGTGGCGCTGGACACGCGGCCTGACCATGAGCCAGGAGGCGGGGGTAAAGACCGAGGTGTATGTGGCGCCGTCGATGTATGCGGACTTCAACCCCAACAGTGTGGAGGGTCTGCTGAAAGTGGCGGAGTGTCCCCAGGCCGAGGGCTACATAAAGCGCGTGAGCACCAAGGGGCTGTGCATGATGCCTACGGCAGTAGGCGGCAGCGCAAGCACCTATTATCCGGACTATTTTTATACCAACGGAGCGACGCAGACAGGCCTCCGGGTCCGTGCTGCCGGCGGTAGCGCGTACACTGGCGCGAATGCGGGCGCGTTCACTGCGGCTGCGAACAGCACGGCTACGAATGCGGCTGCGAACTACTCGTCGCCCCTCTGCGTTTTCGTGGACGACCCCACGATAGAAGCGTGAACGGCGCGAAGCGCAAAACGAAAACGACCGGACCGGGAGCCGGAGTGAAAGGACAGCAGGGCGCGGGAGCCGGAGAGCCGGGGAGCGCGCGAAAGTTCATTGAAATTTTGGAATAGAGAGGACAGAGAAACGCAGTTGCGGCGGGGTGAGCGGGAGCAATCCCAACCCCGCCGCAGGCGGGCGAAAATTTTTGGAAAATCGGGATAATCAGTTCCGGGCGTGGCGGTCTGCAAAAAAATTGTTAAATTTGCAGTGTCAAACGACGGTTTGACCGGTTGCGACCCCGGCAGTAGGGAGCCTCCGGGTCCGTGCTGCCGGCGGTAACGCGAACAATGGCACGAATGCGGGCGCGTTCAATGCGAATGCGAACAACACGGCTACGAATGCGAATGCGAACTACTCGTCGCCCCTATACAGGCTCGAACAAAAACAAACGCGACAGAGGGGCCGGACCGTGCCGCATGGCAGAAGATAACAACCGATGCAGAGGGTGCCGGTAGGGCCGCCGAATGTGGCGGCTTCGACAGCTTCCGAAGCGAGCTTTGCAGACCCAAAACCCAAAGACAGACCCGATGACCCGAAATGAAAAGATATGGCAATTTGTATGCACGCATTTGCGACATAGACAACTTGTGGGAGGCGGCGCACAACGCCGCCAGCGGCAAGCGCAAGCGCGATGAGGTAACGGCATTTTTCGCCAATCTGGAGGAGAACCTGGCGCAGCTGCACCGGGAACTGACAGAAAAGCGGTACAAGACCAGCCCCTATGATGTTTTTATAAAATACGAGGGCAAACGCCGTGAAATCTATAAACTGCCATTCCGTGACCGAGTGGTACACTGGGCGATCATGCAGGTGCTTGAACCTATATGGACGCCACAGTTTACCGCCGACACGCACGCCTGCATAAAGGGGCGCGGCATGCACTCACTGCTGCGGAAGCTGCGCGAGGACCTGAGGGACGACCCGGAGGGGACGGCGTACTGCCTGAAGCTGGACGTGCGCAAGTTTTACCCGAGCATAGACCACGACAAGATGAAAGCCGTGGTGCGTCGTAAAATCAAGGACCCGGAGGTGCTCTGGCTGCTTGACGGCATAATCGACAGCGCGCCGGGGGTGCCAATCGGCAATTATATTTCCCAATACTTCGCTAATCTCTACCTGTCGGAACTCGACCACCTGCTCAAAGAGGTGGCCGGGGTGCGGTATTATTACCGCTACGCCGACGACATGGTGCTGCTTGCCGGGGACAAACCGACGCTGCACGGCTGGCTGGTGCTTATCAACGACTGGCTGAACGAGGAGCGGCATGTGGACCTTAAAGGCAATTACCAGGTTTTCCCGGTGGAAAGCCGGGGCATTGACTTTGTGGGTTACGTTACGTTTCACACTCACTGCCTGGCACGCAAGAAAAACAAGCAGGGACTATGCAGAGAGCTGGCGAAGCTGAGGAAAGCCGGGGTGCCGGAGGCTGAAATAATGCTGCTGACGGCGAGCCGGGCGGGCTTCATGCTACACTGCGACAGTAAACACTTATTCAAAGTTCTCAATATGAAAAAATTTAGTGATCTTGTGCCCAAGACATCGGGCAACCTGACGGGTACCAAGTACCATGTCGACGCAATCCTGAACCGGGAAATCCACCTGACGGGCTACAAACTGGCCCCGTCGAAGCACAATTCGGAACCGTGCCTGACGCTGCAATACTCAATAGAGGAGCCGCTGACGGAAACGGGTCCGGACGGGCAGAGCCGCCCGGTAATTGACGACGCGGGGCAGCCGGTAACTGACTGGGTGGAGCATATCACCTTCACCGGCAGCCAGGCGCTGATCCGCCAGCTGGAGGGCGTGGAGATAACGGAACCGCTCAGGGCCAAACTAATCAAACAACCGATCGGCGACGGAAAGCGATGTTTTTATAAACTCGTGGACCCCGACGACTAAAACAAAAAACAATGAAGCAGACAGCAAGCTACACAGAGCGCAAAAAGTTTGAAATCTTCGACAACGGCCACGTGCTGCTCTATCTGAACGAGCAGCCGGCCGAAATAGCCAACGAGGAAACGGGCGAGAGCACGCCCGGATTCAGCTATTCGGGCGACATGCCCGACGGTGGCACCATGATTGAGGCGACAGGCGTAACGGCCGAGAACCGCCGCGACAAATTCGTGGCCGGACTAATCGGGACGCATTACGACATGGACGCCCAGATCGCCGTGCTGGCCAACGGCACGGACACGCCGGAACACGCCGCCGAGCTGGAGCAATTCGCGCAGGTGCGGAGCAGCTGCAAGGCACAGGTGGACGAACTGCTGGCCCGTAACTAAACCGCACGGATATGGCCCGGACTGTTGAGGAAATCAAAAAGGACATGACCGCCGAGTTCATGAAAATGGAGGCGGTCAAGTCCCGTTATGGGCTTGACGGCTCAAAGAGCTTTGCGGACTGTTTCAGCATGGCCAGTCTGGAGAACATAATCTTTTATGTTTTCGCCGTTGCGGTCTGGGCGCTTGAGAAACTGTTCGACCTGCACCGTGCAGATGTTGACGCGCGGATTGAACAGCTGGAGCCCCACACGCTGCGGTGGTATGTGAGCAAGGCCAAGGCGTATATGCAGGGGCAGAAGCTCGTAACGGACTGCGACTATTACGACACGGAGGGCATGACTGAACAGGACATCGCCGCCGCCAAGGTCGTAAAATATGCCGTGGCGACGGAGAGCAACACGGTGGTTTATATCAAGGTCGCCCGAGAGGTGGACGGAAACCCCGCGGCGCTTACCGCCGGGCAGCTGGAGGGCCTGACATCTTACATGAACGAGATTAAGGATGCCGGCGTGTCGGTGCAGCTCCGTAATGAGCCGGCCGACCAGATGCGCATAGATCTGCTGATATACTACGACCCCACGCTACTGATTATCGACGCCAACGGCAACGGCAGCCAGAACGGCAAAGACCCCGTGCGCGAGACCACAAAACAGGTAATCGAAAACCTGCCGTTTAACGGCATGTTCCGCAAGAGCGACCTCATGGCTGCGTTACAGGCTTTGCCGTGCGTGGAGGTGGCAGACATCAAGAGCGTAAAAGTGAAGCCGCGTAACGGTGCCGAGTGGCAGACCGTGGAGGGCTACGACCGCCCGTTCAGCGGCTATTACAGCATCGACGCGCTCACAGTGGACTATCAACCCTATAATGCCATAGAATGATGTTTGAAATAGATTTTAAGCGTCTTATCGTCCTGCTGCTGCCGTCCTGGCTCCGGCGCCCGTTGATTTTCGGGCTGCTGCGTGCCGGGGCGGTGGGAGTGGAGCGCGTCTATGGCGAGTTTACAAACGCGCGTGCCGGGCATATATTCAGGCTTACCCACAACGGGCAAGTGTGTTATTTGCGCGGCGTGCTTAACCATTATTTCGGCAACGGCTTCAAGATAGGGAGCATGAAGCAGGAGGGCGAGTGGCTCTATGCCGTTACCGAGAGCGGGGAACAAATTCCCGTAACTGTGGGCGAGCCGGGTCCGGGTGTGCCTGTCGTTTACAGTGAGCAAATGCTGAATATGGCACAAAACGACTTCATTGTGTTTGTGCCTGCCCGTGCCTGGGCAAAACTCGCAGAGATTAAAGCGATGGTGGATAAATACAAACTTATAACAAAACGGGCGCACTATGTCAAGACGGGCAACCCTATTGTCATAGGCCGCAATCCGTTTACAAGTGAGATAATCCCCATAACGCGGAAAAAATGAAAACAGCAAGCTACACCGACACCAGAACCGCCACGGGCGGCGTCGGCAAATACCCCCTTTCGACCGAAACACTCGACTTTATCCAGGATCAAATAAAACTGCTGGAGTTGCTGGCCGGTGTCGGAGGTGTCAACTACATACTGAAAGCCCCCAACGGCACCGTCGGCGGTGTGGCTGTCATAGAGAACGCCGACAAGCAGACCGAGGTCGTGGAAATAGCGCCGCGCCCCGTGTTCGGTATTTCGGTCAGATACCTGACCATAACGACCACCTCCGAGGACATCAAGGCTGACGCGGAAACCTACAAGGAAGCGCGGACACTGCGCGTGGCACAGTTCACTACCGCCAAGGGCGCGGAGAGCTACGACATCAACAGTTTTGTGAACGTGAACGGCAGACAGCTGGAAGCGTTTCCGACCAATGCCGTGCTGGCAGGCCAGATAAAGAACATGCCCCAGACGGTTTTAACCTACCTGAAAGATGTTTTGGCCGAGAAGCTGACCGCCAAGACCGTGCAAGGACTTACGCAGAAGCAGCTCGACGGGCTTAAAACGGCGTGTGTGCTGTCATGCACCGGGAGCGTGTCGCTTTTCGGGTCTGCCGATTATACGGTCGTGGTAACAGCCCAAGGCAGTGCCAGAGTACGCCAGGAGATAATCCAGGGCGACGACTGCCACTACGTGCGCACATGGAACGGCGCGGCCTGGGGTGCGTGGAGCCAGCAGCTTGAAACAGCCATGCACTTAGATGTTAAAATCGTTCGGTCGACCGTGTATCTGCGGCACGGCGCGCTGGGTGCAGACTGCGACATCGTGCTGCTGCGCAAGAAAAAGCGCAGCTCCTACCGTCGGACGGGCGGTGCAAAGTCATACACCAAGAACAAAGGGAAGCGCCAGAAAAGACAGCCGAAAAGCCAGTATGTGCATTTCAAGGGCATACGCCTGAGCAAAGGCGAGCCCGGCAAATGGTATGTACCCAAGTGCATAGGCGTGGCCGACCCCAAGACTGACTCCAATCTGATAGGCAAGGAGCTGCCGACGCTCTGCGCGTCGCTTTTCTATGTGGGTACAGGCGGCTTCTACCGCATACAGGGCAACCGCAAAAAAATAGTGCTGAAAACGACCAAGAACACCAAAGGAACGTGCCACAAGGCTTATGCGCCTATCGGCGTACAGATAGCCAGGCTCAAGCCCACGGGGGGCAAGGACAGCGGCGGCGAGATAGTGCGCATGAAATACCGCATAAGCCAGTATAAATCCAAAGTGTTAGGGCCTCAAACGGCAACTTATTCGTTTCTCCGCACTTTCTCGCTTGACTAATCAATCGATAAATAAGGG